ATCGCTGATAGAGAAGCTGAAACATGAAGCATCCTTCATGGATAAAGCTGGAAAACAAGCATCCGAACGATTTATTGCCATCATCCGCGAGCATTTTGCCGGGACGGATGTTAACGACACAAATGTCATCGAGATTGCTGCTATTCCGAAAGCGCTTTCGGATAGTGGCCGGGGTGACGGGGGTGAAAATCCCCCGCACAACGATACATTGATACAGGAAATATCGCAGATTTTGGAGAATGCTGCCTTTGAAGACTGGTATGCAAAACCAAAAGAACTTGCTGAAAGAATAATTGACTTAGTGCGCCAGCGTGAGATTTCGGTGATCTACAATGATGATATTAGACGCATTGTTGATATGGATAAGGCGACCCATCTCGTAGCTGAACAGGCTGAGAAAGATGCTGCACGCGGAATGTTAGGGCCAAACCCCAGCGGTTATAAGATGGCAAAACATGCTGCACGCATGGCCTTTGATAATTATGGCGCACCCAAGCGGGAAAACGTTGGTGTTCCTATACCGACTGAAGCTATGTGCCAGAATGCACGAGGCTTTATACTTGGCCTTGATCTCAATATACGCACATGGGGTGCAATGAAAAAACACCTTACTATGGGCGGCTACCTTTCATGCCCTCGGATAGATACACAGGCAGAGATTAACGCAAAAGGTCACATAACAAAATGGGATGTAGCTGAGTGCATTTATGTACTTATGAACACAACAGTTATAGAAGATGGGGGTAGCGATGCTTAAAAAGCTATGGTGCTTTATTAAGGGGCATAGAGGAGTCCCGGTTAAGCGTTTATCGTTGCAGGCCGCAAAAGTCTTGTGTGAGAGATGTGGCGGTGTGTTCGCCTACAATCACGCAGAAGGCATATTAATACCGTGGACAGAGGAAGTTAAGCGGTTTTATGCGACATGGCCGGAATTATATAGCGCAACAGAATCCAAAGGCGAGAACAGCAAATGATAACTCCGAACCACCTAGATGTTTTTCTGCACTATTACTGCAAGCCCACACAGCATCCACGCTATCACGCGCCGGCAGTGCAGGAAGCTCTCGCATTCTTTGTTAGGAATGAAATGCTAAGTTATGAGCGCAGGGGAGATGCAGACATAGAATATAGTGCCACAGAGAAGGGCGTATTCTGGCTGGAACACCTGTTAAGCATACCTATGCCAGTGACTTCTTATAAGATACCCCAAGCAGAGGATCAGAGCAAATGAACATGAAACAATTTACAGTGTTACTCCTTGGGTGCGACTTGCAGGGCGTGATAGGGGGATGGCCCGCTGTTGTGGGAACCATTATGGGGGCAGTGATCTGCATATCCGCCGACCATTTTTATGAGAGCCGCAAGATGTCTAAATCAAATGTACGGGAGGGCTCCGATGTTTAATGGTCGTGCTATGCTGAACGTTCCACCTGTTCCGCCATGCCATGTTTGCGGCGCTGAACCTTTGGCTAACCACAAGAAGGATTGCCAACATCTTGCAGCTATGCGGGCACAGGCATACCCCATGATCCTTGATGATAATGGTATGCGTTGGGAACACAATCATATGAGTAGGCTTAATAAAGAGATTGCGCGGTTACGCACTGCGCTGGAAGCCGTGATAATCGCCGCTAATGGCGCTGGAGATACGCACATTGCTGGCATTGCTCACCGGGCGCTTAATGTAACGAGCATACGGATAACAAATGAAAATACTTAATTTATACGCAGGATTAGGCGGCAATCGTAAGTTCTGGAGTGGCGATGTAACTGCTGTAGAGAATGAACCGAAAATTGCGGCTGTTTACCAACGCCTTTTTCCTGCAGACAAGGTTATATTGGGGGATGCTCATCAATATTTATTAGAGCATTATCAGGAATTTGACTTCATTTGGTCATCGCCTCCGTGTCAAACACATAGCAAAATGGCAAAGGCAACACGCCATAAATTGAGGCGCTATCCTGACATGTCTCTTTATCAGGAAATAATATTCCTGAAGCACTTCTTCAAAGGCAAATGGGTTGTGGAGAATGTTGCGCCTTTTTATGATGTTCTTATTCCTGCAAAACAAATGGGAAGGCACCTATTCTGGTCTAACTTTGCCCTTCCTGACTGCGAAGAAAAAGCACCGCCCGATTTTGTCAACCTGTGCAATGTGGCTGGCAAAAAGAAGCTCATGGACTGGCTTGGCATTCATTATGATGAAAACATCTACTATGGCGGCAACCATTGTCCAGCGCAAATATTAAGGAATTGCGTACATCCGAATGTAGGAAGGGCAATATATCTTGCGGCTAATCTGCCAGCGCACGCTTCAGATGCTCCTGATCATCAGAAATGTGTGAGTAAATCTTCGCCAACATTGAGCCATCTGAATGCCCCATTATTGCAGCTACCGTTAGATGGTCATGCCCCTGTATCAACTTGCGAGTCCCAAACCCATGCCTAGAAGCATAAGCAAACATGCGTTTTCCGATCTTCTGCGAAATGCGGTGGAACCGGTTACAGACCGCGAACTTAGACCACGGTTTTCCGCGCTTATTGAGAAACAACTTATTTTGTCCCTCAGCGGCGAGAAGCAAACGGGTGATGATGTCCAGCGTGACGCCCTGCAGGTAGATGATGCGCTTGGAGCGTCTGCCCTTGCTTTCTTCTGCCGGGAACACAATGCGCTCGTTCTCCAGTTCCACATGGCGCGGCTCTACATGGCGTACTTCCTGCGGGCGGCAGCCGGAATACCAGATGAACAGGAACAGGTCGCGGAAGGGATCGGATTCAGGAAGAAGCGCAAGAATCTGCTGGAAGTCCTCCGGCTTCATGTATATTTCGCGGCGCTTCGGCGTGGGCTTCTTCAGCTTCTGCACCGGGTTGGTTTCAAGATACCCCAGCTCGATGCCCCAATTGTAGAGCCGCTGAACGGCAACATAGGCGCTACGCTTGTATGTGTCGCCCCAGCCTTTGCCGCTATCCACCCAATCGACTACATGGAACGGCTTAAGGCTTGCGGCAGACATATCAGCGATGCCAGGATGCTTGCAGAAGGCTTTGAGATGCCCGGTGTACCATTCAAGGGTGCGGGGGCTGCGATGGCTCTTGCACCAAATCAGGTACTTCGAGCAAAGGTTATTAACCGTAATGATGTTTTCCATGATTACGGTGTAGCGAATTACTACAGTTCACGTGTGGGCGAGCTTGTCCAGATCGTTAACTAGACTATACAACAACTTAACAACTGGACTAAAGGGTGGGTTATGGCATATTTAAACGTTGGAGATATAGTTTCATATACGGGCAACGATAAAAGGCTCATGGGTAGAAGGATATATACGGTTAGTCGCATTGATCGCGGTATTGATGGTGCTTATGATTGGGACGATATTTATTTAGAAGGCCGCGAAGGTAAATTCTGCGAATTCGATTTTAATAAACTACCAGATTAAGGATATGGGCATGAACAATATAGCTGTCGAATACTGGCCTTATGCGCTAGCTTTAGGATGCTTCATAGGGGTCCTGATTGTGATAGCCGCAGTGAAATGGCCGTGTAAAAAATAACGCTACTACATCTACGGAGGATTTATGAATGAAGAAGAAGCAAGAATACATTTTGAATTGGAAAGCGGGAAGAACCAAAGCGACAGGATGGTCTATGCTGTTTTAGGAGCATTGGCTAAGCACCTTGACAATCATATTATTGTAGATGGCAATATGTACGACATCAGGGTTTTGGGTGCGCCTACTGAAAGGAATGGGGAGATAAGCCTTATGTTTGACGTCAAGGATCTCCCTGGCTTCGATCATATAGAGTTCACAATTAAAAAGACCGGATGGGGTCGAAACGTTTAACGTATTATTTCACGGGTGATTTATGGAATACTGGAAAATATTTTGCGACGGATTTAAGCAAGGCATTAGAGATCATGAATACATATGGTCATATGTATTCAAACGGATATTCAGAAGGTGAGGTAATGCGAAATGAGGCGGGAAGAAAGATTTGATAAAGGTGAACGTCGAATGATCATGGGAAAGCCCCTGTAAAGCTGGCTTGGCAGCATGGGGAGACAGCGCAACGTAATTATTTCTACAGGAGGGACTATGGGAGTTGATTTATCGCTAATGCCAGTGGATTACCACAGAGACAGCAATGAATGTACTGCATTTTCTTTGTTAAGACTTGAGCGTAGATCAGAACTATGGGGTGATATCGAGAAATTGCCAGTCACGTCATTTAAAGCTTTAACCGGACATTGTGGAGGCCGCTTTGAAACCGTCACCACAGATCCATATGGCAGTGAGCTTACCTATGCCACAGCTTCTGATTTATTGACCTTAGAAAATCATCCGGCTGTTCAAGATAATGAAAAAAATAGGGCAATATGGGCTTATCTCGGCAAACTCAGGCCGGATCATAAAATCGCTCTATATTGGTCTTAACTATAGTAGGGTACGAGTTATGTGCAGTGAAGCTAAAGTGAATGGTAAATCCTGTTCTAATCAGGCCGAATTTCAAGCGGCGATTGGCGGAGATATTCTTGTGCTAGATTGGAATTATGATGAGCGCGGGCTAGGTGATGACGTATGTCTATGCCCTATCGACATTGAAGCGACCGCCTATAAATATGGATTCCATCACGAATATGATGGTGATCATCATGTGTTATCCAGCCGTACAGATCGGTAATTTATGGAATGGCACCCTATAGAGACAGCGCCGAAGGATGGAACTTATATTCTTGTGACCGGGGAAAGATATGATGATCTCCACCTGCCTCCAGTTGCTATCACGCGCTGGATAAAGAAAGAATATGAGGACTGGGAGCAAGTCAACAATAATACCATGAAACGCGTTATCAAGGACGATAGTCATTGGGATTATTGCGGCATCAGTGAAGAATATTGGCAGCCACTTCCGGCATTGCCACACCGTACAGGAGATTCAGCATGAAGGGTTATTTTGTTGGCCTAATAACCGGCGCTCTTCTGGTCCTATCTATACAGCAGGCGCAAGCTGGTTTCTTGTCTCATGCTGCGGCCTATGAATATGGCAAGCATGTTGGTAAAGAATCCAGCAACAAGAAAGACTGCGCCTGCCCACCACAACAGTAGATAATATATGGACGGGTATTGGCTTATAGGATTCGGTATTTTATTCACTCTTGGCGGTATTTTTATGATAGCGCTGGGCAAATGGTATCTTCAATGAATTCAGTGATGAGACTATGCAATCAGAAGTATTTTTCATTAACAATATAGAATGCATAAAAGAAGAATATGAGGCGCACGCAGGAAAAAGTGTCAAAGAACTATTTCCTAATCTTCAACATGAATACATGCAGAATCTGTTATCCCATGCTGCACCACTCGATGATGATTCTCCATCTCCAGCACCCGCGTCTCGTGCTTAACGGCATATTTGCGCACTTGCTCACACTGCGCCTGCGTGGCAAACTCGTGCATATGGGGTACGCCGCTTATCCAGAGAATCAGGAGCCAGTGCATCAGCGTATCTTCCAGCCACAGTGTTTCATGCCATACATATCCATAGCCTTAAGCTTATCTGCATTAATGTCATCAAGATGCTCATCCTCAGCCAAGCGTATAGGGAAGGCATTCTGGCAGAAGGTATCTATGTCCAGCGCGGGGCAACGCTTAATGGGATTGGTGCAGCCAGTCATTACTGCTACCGGGAGCAGCACTAAAAGCTTCATTCTGGATGTTGCGGTCATCTTTTTTGATCTCCACAAGGCGTTTCTGGTGATAATCCTCTAAGTGCGTCAGTAGCCGATCAGCAAACAGGCGCTGGAGAATACCGATAAACAGGCTGAATATTATATTCCCGATCATATCAATCCGTCTTTAACCCTAGCGCCTTCTTGGTGAAGAACACTACAGCGTTCCAGCCGATCTGCAGCCACATCTTATAGCCCATAACGTCCCCCAATCAGGCGACACGGCAGCCACTACATGCGACTGCCGAGCCTGTGTTACTGTGCGGCCGGAGCTTCAGGAGCCGGAGCGGCAGCGGCCTGACCAGCAGCCAGCAACTGACTTTGCGCCACATTCAGCACCACCGTTTTAGCGCCCTCTGCAAGCTGGATGCCTGCGGCAGTAGCCTGCGCCACGAATTCGGCCTCAATCGTTGCCCACGGTGTGCCAGCAGCCAAAGACAGCAGCACGGTCTTTCCGAGATTAATAGCAACCTGACCGCCGTTGTTTTCCACGAAGGTTTTAACCGCGTCCCATTCCGCTTCTACGAAAGCTTCTGCTTTCTGTTCGGCAGGTTTCAGGTCTGCCTCGATCTCAGCAATGAATGCCTTAAATTTCTCGATTACGATGTTGCTCATAAATAGTCTCCTTTGTTGTGTTAAATCTGTTTTGCCCACTTCACCACCAGCACAAAGCGCGGCGGCAATATCTCCCTCAGTTTCTCCAGCGTCGCCACACTATGCAGCACAGCCGGATAACCGTTGAGGATGCCTTCCTCACTGCCTACCAGAATGCAGCCTTCGCTATCCTCCATCGTATTGCCGTTGTGGATTAGGATTGCACTGCGATTCGGCACACCCGTCACTTCCCATGTATCAGGATGCGCTGGACTGTTATGTGGCACGCAGTTATAGGTTCCCTCCGGTATGCAGCTATGCCCCGGCTGATTCCCCAGCCACGGCAGTTCCATCGTGTAGCACAGGTGGTTTCCGCCCTCGTCTGTCAATTCCCCAAACGTTCCGTTACCTGTGCTTGGCTGCCGCGTAATGAAGTAAGGATTTATGACCGACATTGGACTTTTCCTTTCATTTAGTCCCTGTGTGGACTATGTGTGCTTACTCATCAGCCCCACAACCCACGAAACACCCGCGCTGATAAACGGAACCGCTGCAATCCACGAGGCCGCAACAGCCCTGATGTTGCTATGCGATGTTTCAAGCTTCGTTATCCGCTCTCCGTGTGTGCTGGCATTTTCTAAGGTCACAGTAGTCTTCGCCATGTGCGCTATAACATTCTCCCGGAACTCGCGCCCCTCCTCCATGTAGTTAACCATTTTGGAGAGTATTTCTTCTTGAGTCATAGGCTCCTCCTTACGGTGTCGGGTTCGCAGAGTTAGAAACAGCCACGCAATGATAGTCGATAATGTCACCGCCTAAGCCGGTTCCCGTTACTGTTAAGGCTGTCGTAGAAACTGAGTAAGCCAGATTTGAAAGCGCCGTCTGTGCCGTCACAGTACACACGGGCTTGGCTGTGTGCGTATTAGCGAAGGAGATGGTGCAAGTCGTCGCCGTAGCACCTGCCGTAACTTCCCCGGCAATATCATTGCTACCAGTCAACAGTGAGGGCGATGTACCGCACGCAGAAACTACCGTGGTCGGCCCTTCAACGCCGAGGATACCCTTGGACTTATCGCCCCAGATGATATTGCCGATATTGAGGTAATTGCTGGTGGAAGAAGTCGGGGTATCTACGCCGGAGGATGTGCCGATAAGCAGGTTGCTACCGCCTGTTGTTAGCGTGGTAGAAGCCACTTCATCACCAAGGACAGTATTGCTATTGCCTGTAGTGATTTTGAAACCAGCCTTATAACCGTGCAGATTATTGAAAGATGACGTTGTTATGGCAAAACCAGCATCAACACCGGTTAAGTCGTTAAACGTGCCGGTAGTCATGTTTAATCCAGCGAATAGACCAACCATGCTATTATCATGTCCGGTCGTCATCTTCTGTCCGGCCTGCGTGCCAACCGCCGTATTATCGGACGCTGTTGTCTGGTTTTGTAACGCATCCGAACCGACAGCGACGTTAAGATTGCCCGTTGTATTGGTAGAAAGCGCATTAAAACCAAGGGCTACATTATCATGGCCGGTGGTATTAAGCTGCATCGCCCACTGTCCGAACGCGGAGTTATAATATCCTGTCGTATCGGATGCGAGAGTCTGACCACCGAATGCTGCGTTATAGGAACCTGTCGTTATGGCACCGAGTGCCTGATTTCCTAGGCGAGTATTCCAGAAGGCATCCGTTGTGAATAACGGAGACTTGGAGTTTGCAAGGGGATCATGCGCAGCGATGAAGTTTTCAACTTGCGTGGCAACAATCTGATAACCTGCGGCATTCAGATGCAGGTAGTCATAGGCTGTAAACGTAGTACCAGCAGTATAAGTTGCTGCCGTAGTTCCACCATAGCCACGCGTACAAGCCGATACAACGCCACTGCTATTGACTGTATCGAGCGTGATATACTCACTGCCGATGAGCATGATGTCGCCATTATGCGGCACGGAGCCCGGAATGGTGACGGTGAAAGAGCAGGTGGAAACCGTCGTAATAGCTGTAGTAGTGGCAGCCGTATTAAGTACAGAACGCAACGTTACCGGCGTTAAGTCTGCCGCATGGTTGGCCACGTCTGCCGGATTTCCTGGATTATAAGCCGCAACCAGTATCGAACGAATATCGATATAATTATTAGGATAGGCCGAAAGAATCCCGGCGTTTATGACGGCAAGGTTATTGTATGCAGAGCTTCCGCTTGGTTCATATTGCGCATTCAATATTGTCATTACGACATAGCGATTTCTACCGGAAGGTAATGCACCAACCATAGAAGCGATGTTGCCAAGTGTTACATTGGGCGTGGAAAAATCATCATTACGCCCCGACCAGATGCTGGTGAAGTCGTTATAAGTCTGCGGGTTTGCCTGAAACCGGGAAAGAATCTGCGTACTGTTCTGCGCAGGCCAGCCCCAGTTATAGGTAATACGTCCCGTATCAACCTGTATGTCTCCAGGGTAGTTGTCACCCGCGTAATTGCTGCCGTTATAATCCTGCCCACCATAGGTAAGCGAATCACCCCATGCAGAAATAGCCGCGTCATTAGACGGGATATTCGCAAGATTAAAGCGATTGATAACACCGCTAAATATCTGCGCATTCGCTGTGTGTGCATACCCAACAATAAGAATTGCGGCAAAAAGCCTTTTAATTGCTGTTATCATCGATCCTCACAGTCAGGTTGGGGTTGGTTGCACCGGTAAGCGTTGCGTAAAGGGTGATGGGCGAATTGGTATTGTTCGCGCACATGACGGACTGAAATATGGAATTTGCTGTAGCGGTCACGGCCACGCCGGACAGATCGGGCATTGCTATTTTCGTGGTGCCGTTATCCGGGGAAGCATAAAGCGCAAGCGTTCCACCGCCGAAAGTGCCATAAACCCAGATGGTGCCCTGCCAGTTCAGAAGATCGCGCTTCTTGTGAATGCTCATGATCTTCGTGGTGGTATTCGTGGTAAAAGTAGTTACTTGGGTTGCCATATCTTTACCTTTCAATGCCTATTCTGTGGGATTGGTTCTGCTGGGCGAGCGCCGCCAGGAATGCATCGGCCGCCGTATTGGGAATCTGCTTCGCGGCACTGCCAGCCAACGCAGGAAGTGCGGACTTCGGCTGCATGGGGGTTCTTTGCGCGATAGTGGACAGGACATTGTTTGCGCGGCTCGTCTGGCGCCGTGCGGCAACCTTACGGGCAATCGATGAAAGACCGTATTCAACAGCACCACTTGCAAACGCCCCTAATGGGCCACCAGCAGCATATCCCGCCGCACCTGCGGCAATGGGGGTTAAACGGCTGCCAACTACACGCAGAGCATCAGTAATGATTCCCGTCTTGGCTGCGGTTTGAATGGCTGCCTTTTCGGCAGGCGTAAAGCCACGCATACGGGCAGGATTGTTCTGCAGCGTATTAAACCCGCTCTGGATTGCCTTGGCTGGCTGATCCATACCCTGCGCACGGTTAATAATTCGCTCCACATCACTCATGCGGCGGGAACGCGCCCAGAGATCACGGGCTTGTGAAAGAGCATCGAAACCAGCTTTGCCGCCCAACACATCTGCTGAGGAAGCATTTGCGATATTGTCACGCAGTTTGTCCTGAATATCCTGAATTTTCTTGCCTTCCTTGGAGAGACGGCCATTCTGGTATTCAGAGTCGATAGCGTTTCCCAGCCCTTCATCCAGTTCCTGCGCCTCCGCAAGGGATAATGGCTGCCCCTTCAGCTTATTAAACTTATCAATTAGAGTTGCAGTTTTGGAGTCACCAAATACGGTTTTACCTGCTGCCGTCTGGGGCAGAACACCATTTGCATCGGCAAGGAATTGATCAGTAATCTTAGGGGTTAATACGCCACCATTCTGATCGGCAAGTTTGTAGGCAGCATTGGCACTTGCTGCGAGATCGGCGGCTGTAGCTGCTGGTTGTTTATTTGTGGAAGCGACAATCTTCTTGATCGCACCCACAACGGGATCATTAATCTGGCCAGCCTTCTTCAGGCCAAGTGTAGGAGCGGCAAGCTCGAGCAATGATAGGCTATCGGGCGAAATCCCAGTGGCCTTTTCAATCGCAGGATTGACATAGCGGTTAACAGCCGTCCCTGCTGCATTATAGAGAGGATTTAACCCTCCTATTACAGAGACAGCCTTCCCGGCAGGCGTATTATTGAAATGCTCTAAAAGCGCACCGCTAAAATCAGATGGGCTAGTATTACCCAGATTGCGCATTGCACCCAGGAAGGAGCCGTCCGAACCAGCAGGAAACAGCTTTTCACTGAGAGCGTCCGTTTTGGGGGTAGGTAAAGTTGAATGCAGTACGTCGAAGTTTCCTGACAGTAAATCTTTTCCACTTTGTACCGCGTTCTTCGCATTAGCCGCCATTTCCCCTAAGAATGAGTCCTCTGTGGCAGATTTATCACTTTTCGGAGAAGAAGCACCAAAAATCTCATCAAGAGACGGGCGTTTTGCGCTATCTGGTTGCTCTGACGCGGATTTATTACCGAATATTTCATCAAGGGAAGGGCGGTTATCGGGCGAAACATCGGACATAATCTGCCCGGAATCGGCATATTTGTTATATGCATCAACACCTGTTTGCCCGTTTTCCATTCTAATCATTGCGGGCTGCAATCTAGCAATATGATCCGGTGTTAATACTTCGTCGGGAGCGATACCAGACCATTTAGAAACATTATTAATATAATTAGCCGTATCGTTCTGACTTGGAGGAGCATATGTATTGATGACATTGGCCAATGTGGGAACATAACCTTCACCATAATTAGCTTTCATGGCGTTGCTATGGCCGTTAATTTTAGCCAGCAAATCATTGCGCATGGCATCGATTCCAGCCTCTGGCGTGTCATATTGCACAAAGCCAGTATCACTTCCAACGGGACGAAGATTTCCGACATTATTTGTCATTTCTTCCTCCGTTTTGCTAAATAAGACTGAATCTCTGCATCGCTATAGCCAGCAGCTTTAGCACGTGCCACGGGATCTTGTGCGGCATTATCTGCGGCCATATTGCCCGATACGCTGGTTTCTGCCGGGGGATTGCCTGTCAATTTTGCATAAGCCGCCTGCGCATGGGGGGACAGAAGCTCAATGCCCTGCTTAGTCGTACCCATACCCTGATTATATTGCTGCCCCAGAGCGTCGAGGCGGGAATTAAGCAGATCAACAGCACCCTCTATTATTTTCTTGCTTTGAGCAGGTGTAGAACTGGTATTAATTTGATTTTCCCATGCCTTGACATCAGATTCGGCCATTCCGGTAGAACGGAATACTTTAGCAAGCTCTTCCGATACCGCATGAGCTTTTGCCGTTACGTCAGTGGTTGCCGCCTGATTGGAAGGGCTGAACTGATTCTCAACAGCATTTGCTATAGTGTTGACGATAGGATAATTAGTATTTCCCAGCTTATCATAGGCATCCGATAACGAAGCAAGATGCCCCAGCGCCGTGTTCATGGCCGTAATATTCTGCGCTGATTTGCCAGAAGTGAAATCCTTACGGGTTGCTGCGCGGGCATTGTAATTCACGGCATCGAAAGAGGGATCATACTGGTTAACAAGCTGCAATAATGCCTGCCTGTTGGCAGCGCCTCCCATACCCTGCGGAAGCTGCTGCGTGCCTTCAGAAATTCCCTTGACCTGAGATGCAATAGCGGGAGGGAGGGAATCCAGCAATGCTTTCCCAGTAAGATTAGAAATATTGCCGCCAGCACCACCTCCTGAAGACGGATGCAACAACATAGCCAGAGGATTCTGCGCCTGTATCTGCGCTGCTTTCATGGCGTATTCGGGGCTAATATTGGAAAGACCGGAAACAATCTGCATCGGATCATTCACGCCCGCCTGATTCATATCAGCCATTTTTGCAAGGGCGCTCTGCTGAATCTGGTTTTCCATATTACCAGCGGCAATGTCAGGATGAATCTGGTTACTGACGCGCGTCAGATAGCTGGGCGAGTGATCGCTTCCAGCCTGATCGTATAATGCGCCTATAAGACTCAGCAATCCCATTAGAACATTCCTATTGGTTTGAAGATTCCGTTATTGGACTGGCCGCTGCTGCTGCCCGTCGATGTCGAGCCGCCATTGGAAGGCAGTATGCCGAGCGCCGCACCGATCTGTTGCAGCCCGGTAATCGGAGCCTGTTTCGTCTGGTCGGCAATGCCACGGCTATAAGTTCCAGCGGTGAGAGCGTTTTCTGCATCCTGCTGGCGCCGCGGAATCAGGTTATTAAATACCTGTCCAAGCGCCTGATTATACTGGTTCTGCAAGAGCGAGCCGATATTGGACTGGCGGGAGTTCTCAATGTCATTTGCTCCAAGTGCCTGACGGTTAGAACCGAACTGTCCCGCCTGGTTCATGTTCTGCTTCAAAATACTAAAATCGCTGTTGGCCTGGCGGTTAAGCTGGTCGATCACTGAGCTATTAAACGGGTTCATCAACATGGAAACATCGCTTTGCAGGGATGATGCCGTGGGAGTGAAGCCGTTTGTCAGTTTATCCAGTGCGCTCTGCTCGCCAGACGTTATAGGCGTGGGCGTGTAAGCGCTCGCTGCATTAGGAATCTGGCTCTTGACAGCGTTCGCGTAATCCGTATATGCGCTCTGAATCTGTGACGGAAGAAGGCTGAAGCCGGACTGACTTTGCTCATTTTTGCTTTCATCGCTACCGCCGAAGAGAGTCTTGGTTATGCCTGATAAAAATCCCATATCACCAACTCCCCACTGCTACTCTGCGCCATACGCCGCTGCCTGCGCTTTCCACGAGGAAATAGGCGTAGGTGTCCGTCACATTGAAATCCCCGATTTTATCCCCCGTAGCTACATCCGCGCTGGAAGACGGCACTTTGCCGACACGGCGGCCTGAGATGAACGTGCTGGACAGGTTCTTGATCTGCGTGATGTCATCCTTGCGAATCTTGGCGATCTGGCGCAGGGTTTCCTTGATGTCATCCAACGTATTCGGGGCGGTATAGGGGTAATCCTTAAAGGAGGTCATGGCGCTGGCGCTCCTTTCTGGGGCTCTTCGTACCATTGCCCCATCAGGAAAGATTGATCCAGTTCGTTGCCGGACAGCGTATAATCCCAGAAACGGCCATTGACCTGCACTGGCATACGCTCGGTCGTGGATGTGATCGAATAAGTGTTATCGCTCATCGTAACAGCGGACTGGGGATAATTGTAGTTGCGGATTTCCAGCGAAACCGTGCCGCTCATATTGGAATCCGGCACGATCTGCGTATTGATCGCCGTGTTCTTGCCGGACGTGTATTTCTTCGTGCGGGCGTTCCATGCCATCGGCGCACCGTCATCATTATTGCCGATTTCATGCAGGTAGAGCGTGCCGACATTCGCAAGACGCGGATTGGTCAGACTGATAACCGGGTTTTCCCCTGCCGTGCGGTTCATATCGTCGGGAACCCAGCATTGCAGCTTGCGGCTGAAGCGGGCTATGCGATCACATTCATTGCTGTTGGCGCTCGGATAATGGAACCAGATTTCGTCCCATTTCTCATTATGCCATGCAAAGCATTTAAACTGCTGCGAGGTATTCAGGTTATCGAAGACATAGCGCAGGATAGAGGACTGAGCGCCGAAGTTTGACGGCATGAATTCCACCTTGCCACCACGGTACATGTAGAAATTATTCTGTCCCATCCAGTAAGCGATGCCATTGATGGAAACACGGGCAAGTGGCGCGATGATGCCAATGGAGGGGTCGAGCGGCAGGATTTCCCAGATCGCCGGGCTGCCGATATATTTCATGGTGTAGGTCTGGTAATCCGTGAATATCAGATTATAGCCATCCACTGGGCAATGGGACATAAACCGCCCAGCACCTTCGATTACGTCCTCAAATACCTGGTTAGTGCTGGAAGCCGTCCACTGCGTGTAGTTGCCCTGATCGGAGGAGAAAATCTTGTTTTCGACGTTATGGCCGAACGTGACAAGGATCGAGTCGGAAACGAACGCATAATTAACGTCTGTCGGGGCATTGGTAATCAGAGTGGGGGCAGTTGACGTGTCTCCGTTCCAAGTATAGCAGCCCGATTCATTGCCCGGAGTCATAACGATATTGTCACCGAAGCGATCCGCTACCCATATGCGTGGATAGGTGATACCGGAGGAAGACACAAGCGCCGTGCCATACAGGCCGATACCATACAGGCCAGCGCCATAACCCTGCCCAAGCCCTTCATCGAGGTTCCCTGCTGCAATCTGGGGATAGTAGACGGTTCCAGCGCCGCCTGCCGCCGAGACAGAAGACGTAGCCGTTCCACCTGTCATGAAGTCGAAGGTGTTGGTTGCCACATTGCGAATGATGAACTCGGCATTGATGGAAGCCGCCAGAATACCGCCCGTATTGCCTGCACCGGAAATCTTCACGCGGTCGCCATTGGACAGGCCGTGGTTATTCTTTGTAAGGCGGATTAGGCCATCGCTCCTGACCACTGCCGCGCCGCCACCGCTGCCGCTGGAAGTGGCCGAAGTCGCTACATGCAGTGTGATCGTGTTCGTTCCGACAGCGCGGACAATGTGCTGCACGTTGATATCCAGTGCAGGCACACCATTCACCGCAGCCGAACCGGAGAGCGTATAGCTATCACCCGCCTGATAACGCGCTGCGTCCGTATCAGCGACAACAATATCATTGCTGCCATTGACCGTTGTGATCGGATTGTTTGCCAGTGTGCCATAATGCGTTGCCAGCGAATTAGCGGCTGCAACGGAACTGGTATCTAATGGAGAGATATTTGTAAGCTGCGAACCAATAAGCCCATAGAGATCGCTGTTTGTCCCCAGAATCGTATAGACCTTCTGATTGATTGTGGCGGAGAATATCGTGCGTGTGGTGCCGCGTATGGTATTGTCATAGGCAAACGTCTGGCGCATCCAGCCCTGAAGCTTGCGCACGCGGCCTGTGGTGGGGTCGAATCGCACGCGGCTTGCCGATGCCCAGCACGGAATATCCGAAGGGGTAGCATCCGTGGAGGGCATGACTCCCGGCACTATGTCGAACGGATTAAACTGTGCTGCCAATGTTGCCATGCTAATTCCCTATAGGAAGCCAGAAGATGGTAACCGTAGGATTGCCGGTACTCTTAATTACAGACCAGTAATCGCCCTTCCGCACAGGCATAAAAGCGCATTGATCCATGTCGAAAGAGTTCTGGTTTGTGAAAATGGTTTGCCGTATAGTCGTGGGCGGATTGGATGCATCGGTTTTCAATTGCACACCAATGGATGTCCCGCTCCATGCGGCAGTTACCAGCACAAGTCCATCTGTTGCAGCTAAATATGAAGTGCCCGTAGTTTTAGTTGCATCCCATGCGCCAAAACGCGCAGCGGCTTGTACGAATGCATCAGTAGCAACTTTGGTGGTATTATCTCCGGCCGACTGAGTGGTGGCAGTGGTACCATTGGCCAAAGCCGTACCATTAACCCATCCTGTAGCACTGATAATCTCCCAAGCTGTTCCATTGCAGGCAAGAAGTACCCATGCATATTGCGTTGAAATTGGATAAGTATTGCTGCCGTCAATCGTCTCTGCACCGTTACCCTGAATCGTCACGGGGTTGGCGCTGGCATCCGTCTTCTTGACGGCAATCGTCATACCTGAGCATGTCGCAGCAGCGGGCAGGGAAGCGGTGATTGCGCCGCCCGTTGCATCGCATAGGAACAGTTTCTTATCGTCTCCCACGGTCGTAGAACCGGAAGTCGGAGCAGTAACGCTGAAGTTTGCCGTCTCGCTCGCCGGAACCCAGTTAATAGCCACGGACATAAGGCTATCGATCCCATCAAGGTCATTATTGAGCTGGCCGCCCCATAAGTCCTGATCGGTCGCGCTATTGACGAGCGGTTTCTGAAGGCCGTAATTAGTGGTTAACGTAGGCATTCTCTACCTATGCGCTCTGGTTGATGATGAAATCCACGTTGGTAATGGCATAAAAGATCGCGGGTTTGCGAGCCGTCACAGAAAGCGCGGCATTTGCGCTGCCGCCGTTAATCGTGCCACCGGAAGGCGGGTAGACGAGCAGGGCGTTCGTAGCAGCGGAGGAATAAATCACGCCGGCATAGATGCCATTCGTGCCCTTACCTTTACGCAGCACAACTCCATTCGTGCCGGAAGCACCTGTCACCGTAGTGACGTTTGCGCCAATCAGCGTTGCATCGGACTGGCCTGATCCGGCAGCCGCTACTGTTCTCTGGCGTGAACCCGTAATGACCGCCAGACGTTCATTCGAGCCGATTGTTTGATCCATACCCATTTTGAGTCTCCTAATAGCTGGTTAACATGCTTGTGATGGTTAGCGATCCCGTGGCGTTGTCCTTACGTGTCGTCACCAGGAGATTTTGGTATTCGTCTTCAGCCCTATCCATGAACGCCTTGTACATATCCATGTCCTGTCGGAAGTCCCTGCTTCCATAGGCCGCAGCCGTGTATTGCAGCAGGATGTTGGCATTATCGGAGAAATCGTTGGTGTCGCTGTCGTTGACGAAATCGTCATAATCCTTGAGATAGAAGCGGCGCAGCGTGTAATTACGGTCAGGGATCGGATAGACCTGATAGTTATCCCCGGCCATCTTTGCATACCACCAAGGCTGACCTATGCCGTTGGACAGATACACGCTGTTGTACTGGCTTTCAGACACCTTCTTGAGCGGGTAACGGATGCCTGAATATTCAATGACAAACGCATCATCTATCGATGGAACAAGCCAGTTAGCAGGCAGTGGAATGGCCGGGTTGGACTGCGTGAGCGTGGTCGTGTCCGTCACTTCGTTGAACCAGAAGCGGTCATTTTTCCAATATGACAGCGCCTGATTAATCAACTCCCCCACATCAGATGAAGACACGGCGGTATTGTTCGGGTCTTGCAACCTTTTCGATACCCACGTCTTCATCTGTGCGAAGGTTGCGCTCATTATGCTACCAAGGGCGGCTGGTCATAAGCGAAGCCAACATTGAACGTAATGTTGCCGGTGGTCGTGGTCGGGCCTGCGGTGATGGAAGCCACCACCCAGCCGTTGCCAGTCGTCACATAGTCCTGCCACGTAGTGCCGCCGATTGCGATGTAACCACCTGCCTGCGGCGCAGTTGACCCGCTGGCAATCATGGTAAGCGCATCGGTGCCTTCCGTGGTGTTCTGATAGGCCACACCAAGGCTCATCGTCACGGTCGTCCCGCTATCGAGGTCGGCAACGTTGAAGCTTTTGTCGTTCAGCGCGGCAAAGCTCATGCCCTTTTCAAAGGGAAAAAGGCCGATAATGGTCGCCTGTGCCGTGCTGCCCGGAACGGAGACAGCGCCGGAGGTTCGGCGAACTGCCCCGGAACGGTCTGACTTAACCTTCAGGAAGTCCTTGTAGGTGCCGTCAAAACCAGTAGGTACGATTGTCGGTAATGCCATGTTCGATCTCCTTAGCTATGGGCTGCTGCGTAAGTTGCGATCACGAACACGCCGATGTCGCTGGAGTTCGATGCCACGGTCTTTTTGAGGCCGTAGATCATGCGTCCTTCCAGTCCTTTGAAGTATTCGTAGTCTTTCAACTGTGAGAAATATTTGAGCGGAACCGACTTATCGGTCGGGCGACCGCCAAACGGGGAGGCGAAGGTCAAGGCATCACGGCCAACCAGCACCGCACGGCGTACCGTGGTGATGACAGCGGATGTGGAGCTATTGAGACCGTAAGCCACACGCGGAGCCGAATAGATGTTGACGCGGCCATATTGACCAAGACAGGGCATCGTATCGTAAAGCTCGCCTTCCAGTTGCTCGAACCTGCCGCCAGTAGCATAAGCCAGCGCCATGTTGAACCACTGGATTTTACCGCTTGTGTCCTGCTTCAGGTCGGTTAACTGTTCCGGCGATACGAACAGGTCGTAAGTATCATCGACAAGCAGCTTGATCGGCTGGTTGGACAGGTCGATCTGTTCCAGCGCGAAGTCAACGAGGTCGAGCGTCATGGTGTTGGAGGAGGTCAGGTTTTCGTCAGCCGTTACGCCGCCTGCACGCAGGATGCGGTCGGAAGACGGAGCAACCGGGGTATTGTGACCCCAGACGAACAGGCGGTTATTGCCGCTCCATGTCGTGCCGTTCAGCGTGAACGAAGTCGGGGCCGCGCCTGCAAGCTGGTAGAACACAGCGGTGTCCAGCAATTCCATATGGCGCTGCGGGATGACTTTGCGGGTACGTTCCGGGAAATCAACAAGCGTGCGCTGCTGTTCGATAGTATCATCGTTCGGGTTCAGCACGCCGATACGCGTTACGTTGATCGCCATCGAGAAGTAGCCCAGATCGAGCGCTTCTTCGTTGCCGTCAAGCGTACCGCCTTCACCAACCGGAATCCCGGTCAGCTTGTTGGTATAATCATAGGTGATTTGATCGCCGCGTGCTTTCTGGCCGAGGAATTCCTCTGCATAAAAGACGCTGCCTCTTTTGAAGAAATGGCCGAACGCTACACGCTGGCCGGGATTGACCCAATCTTCCGTTGCCCACAGCTTGAGTGTAAGAGCATTGGCTGAGGTCATGGTGGTTGAAGCCATAACAATATCCTTGCTGGTTGAATGTTTGAAACAAACAACTGCTTGCAAAGGATTTGTAGCCAGGCTCCTGAGACCACTGCCCGTAACGTGGGCGAAGCGTTTTGCAGTAGGCGCTAACGGATGCGCGACGGCAACTATTAACAGCTAATTGCGGGCACTGCCCTTATGCGGGCGAGACAGACACAATATGTTGTGTCAATAGAATAATAGCACTCGTTGCAAATTAATACAAGCGCTATTATCCATACATGAGACGCTGCTTCTCCGTTTTGGAGAGTTTCTGCCACTCTGCCACGGAAAGATCGGCAGCCGCCGCTTTCGTTAGGCTGCCCTCAGAACGTCCGCTCGTGCCGCCCATGTTGCTGCTACGTGCGCGGTTCTGCGCCACCTTCTTCATATCGGGGCGCGGTTCTTCCTTCACTTCCGGCTTTGGCTCTTCCTGTGCTTTCATTGACTTACCAGTGAAGCCAAGCTCCTTCGCCTCATGGTACAATTCTTCGATGGGGTCAAATCCATCCTTCATATAGTTGGCGGCTTTGATGAGAATCGTCTCTTTCGTCTTCTCGGCCACTTCAAGGGGAGACAGGCGCGGACTCTGAATGCGGATAGATTGCGCTAGTGCCATCACATATTCAGCGGACACATTGTCATATTCCGGTGTTTTGGCCTTAAATGCCATCTCCAGACTCTTAAACTCACGCTCAGCCTTGCCCATGCGATGCTCAAGCTTGATCTGCTGCATTTCCGGGTCTTCTTCATGCACGGATTCAATAGCTTCATCCTGCACAGGCTTTGCACTCACTTCGGCAAGCTTTGCCTCCAGTTCAGCAGCCTTCTTGCGTGCGGCAGCCTCTGCGCGGCGCAGTTTCTGGAATGCAGCAGAAGTGGGAGTTTCCGGATCTTCCTCCTTTGGGGTCTCTTTCGGTTCTTCCTTTACAGGCTCGGCAGGCTGCGCCTCTTTCGGCTGCTCTTCTGTGGCTTCCTGCGCTTCTTCAGCTACAGGCTGTTCTTCAACTGCTTCCTCGGCGCCATTATCCTGCGCTTCAGCCTCGTCCTGCTTGGCGAGTTCTTCCTTGATGTTCTCGATTTCTTCCTTGAGTCCCATAACTATACCCTTTCTGTGGCTTGTGGTTTCGGAGCGTGCAAGGCCATATGCGCCTCAACTCCGGTTCGCTTGGCTTCTTCCAGTGTTTTGATCGTTTCGGCATGTACTTTCGGCAATTCCGCCTCACTGAGATTGGCATCCTTGAGCGTCTTGGCAGCGGTCGCCAGATTCTTCTGCGTTTCGGACTTGATCTTATCCGCTTCGCCGGACTGGATATATTGCTGCAATGCCTGCAACTGTTGCTGCATCATCTGGAACTGCTGCGGATCGATCTGTTGCTGTTGCGGCTGCAATGCTTCCACTAAGCGATTGCGCACATCGCCGTCAATGCGCAGGAACTGTAACGACTCAGCCAGAAATACCTTAGCGGTTGCCATATCCTGCCCGGCCATAAGCTGCTGTGCCACATTGCTGAGCATACTGGCGGTTTCCTGCTTCTCATCGGTAGATTGCGAGGCTTCCTGTATGGAAACCGTATAGCGCGGCGCCAGCTTGTCCTCCATCAGTTGCAGGAAATCCGTAGCACCGTCAGGCCCGGTGATCGGAATCCATTCGCCTTGGTTATTCTGCACCCATACAGGGATTAAATCCCCGCACAGTTCTGCATCTTCCTTCTGATAAAGCGTAATGGAGTCGAAATAACGCGCCATCTTTGCGATCACCTGACGAATCCGGCGCTTGTACAGGATGCCCGATTGGTCTTCGTTATCCATCTGGCCAAGGAATGACGGATCAACGCCATTTGCCGAGATATTGGCATCCGCGAGCGTGATAATATTCTCTAACCCAGTCGGCACTGCGCCTTTGGTCTTTTCCTGTATCTTACCAGCCGCCAATGCGCCGGAAGTCACCTTGATAACCGCGTCCGTCCGCGCCCATTTAGACTCGAAATCAGCAATATCCTCTACTGCATCTTCCTCGATCATCACGCCGCCCTTGGAGTTAGCGGCAATCGTGAACATCAGCTCGGTGAGCGCCTTGTTGTGGTATTTCTGCGGCTCCATCATGGGGTTGACCATGCCCATCCACATCTTGCGGTTTTTGTTCCATGTTCCGGTCTTGAACTTGATGGAGAAACCGCTCTGGCTGATGGAACGGAACCACGTGAACACATGCTCGCCGGAGATAACAGCGGTATAGAACGCCTTACGCTTGAACGGCACGGGATCAATCAGGTCGCCGAATTCCTTAACCAGCTTGCGCTTCGTGTCTTCGTCGAACACCAGCACTTGCGCGGAAGGGTCAAACGTGAACGCATCCTCAGTCTTATAATCTCCAATCGGCTTGATATTGGCAGCAATGGCATCCATGCGAAGCTTCATGAACTGCGCGTCCATCGGGTCATTTGTTTCGTAAAGCGGGTTTTCAGCTTTATAGAACGTCTCGTATTCCATCCACTCATGCTTATAAACACGCACCATCTCGGACTCTTTGGAAGTCCATTCAACGGTATTCATGAGCTTGATCTTGTCGTAAATGCCGCCATACGGGTTGAAGATATAACCCGTGTTGCTCGGCTCCTCGGCAGCCACTTCTTCGAAGTCGCTTTCTTTCGAGTCCTGAAACAGGTTCAGCGCATCGCGCAGTTCGTAATCCTCCCAGTAACCATTCCAGCGCCTGTCCTCGATGTTCTTGCCCTTGGCAGATGGATCCCAGTAGGTGCAGGACGAATCCAGCTTCTTCTTGATGATCTCACCGTTCGGCATGGTGGTGGAATTGCCCACGATATACGACAGTTCCGTATCGATAGCGCCATAGCCGCACACCATCATGTCAAGGTCTTGCTCGCTTTCAAGCTGATCGGCGTTCGTGTTCTCGCGGTGGAAGTCATAGATCGCGTTCATGTTCTTGGAATACAGAGCCTGCCCCATATCTTTCGGCAGGTGCGCGATATACTTCGCCTGCCTCCGGTTCTGCGCCATGAAGCCTACGACAGAATCCACATTCTGCTGCACCTTATTGAAATTCACGATAGCGCGGCGCTTGCGTCCCCATGTATCTTCAAACTGGATACGGTCGCTATAGGTCATCTGGTCGGCATTGTAGAACGACCAGCAACTTTCCGTGTTCTCATACTGTTGAGACAGGCCGCGCTTGCTGATCTCGCGCTGTTTTTTAAACAATCGCGCCACAACCTTGGTATTGAGCGGGCCGGAGATGTTATTGTCGTCCATGTCACTTGCGGTTTTCTTCATTACATATCCTCCCAACTATCGGATGAACGCTGCGGACGCATGGCCTTCTGCGTCATGGTCTGCTTAAGCTTCGGAAACGTCATGAACAACTCAGGCTCATAGATGCGGGACATGGTATCAAGAATGTCATCCCAGCGAGCACGGGGGAAAGCCGCCATTTCGCTCTTCATTTCTGCAATTAAATCGAACTTCCGCCCTTCCTGATCCAAATAGAGTAATGTGGGAGGGAAGAACCAGCGCCCATGTTGCATATCAGGTATTAAACGCCGAATGCGTTCCTCTTTCATGACTTGACCGCCCAATTCAACCAAAGAGAAATTGTAGGCATCTGTTCGCTGTTTCTCACGGATATAATGCGTATCTGTCATCATGCCGTATTTTTCATAGCCAACCTTAGGAGGCTTACCACAAAGCGCGTTCCATTTTCGATGCAACAAAAACAGCGTATCAATACGCTCCGTTGGGTTGAGGCGATCACGAATGCGGTCAAGGAGATAGTAATTATTATCTGATGCCAAACCAATTACATCCATAACCGTCCAGTCAGACAACTTCTTCCGGCGCTTACTAAGCTCTTCCCCGGCAGAAGGATCAACCAATATGGCAACATTCATTTCTCTAGGCTTAATGCCCCCGGCCTGATACCATTGCAGCCACTCCTCGCGGAATTCTCCGCCTCCAATAGGTACAGGCTCCTGTAGAATCTGACCGACATAATTTGCATCACCCATGTCATCGCGCAATGAGTCCAGAATCTCACGAGTAAGGCGCGCAGGAAACAGCAAGTCATTGGCCGGCATCTCCCAATGCTTATCCTGCAATGTGTAGATAATCGGAAAACCCGTCTTGTTCTCACCGGGAAGTTTCAGATGTAGCCAACGGTCATCAAGCAGATTCCCGGTCGGATCATCCATATGAATGCGCTGCATAATAAGCAGCCACTTTGCATAGCGCAGATCATTAAAGCGGGTTGGCAACGTAGAGCGTATGGTTGCATTGGTATCTGCACGCACTGTATCTGAATAGCCTTCGCGTGGATTGATAGGATCATCAAGTATAACATAATCAGCGCCACGCCCTGTTACTGATAGGATGGCACTGGAGTAATACATGCCGCGTTGCGTAGTCCAGAAGTTATGTTTCTCGTTCTGGCGTTCGTCTATTACTGTGTTAGGGAATGTCTCACGATACCAATCGCTTTCCATAAGGATTCTAGCCTTTTGAGCCATTTCCTTCGCAAGATCGAACTTATAGGACGTGCAGATGAACTTCTTGCTGGGATCTTTACCCATTACCCAAGCAGGGAATGCAATTGAAGAAAGGAATGATTTTAGCGAACGCGGCGGGACATTGATGCATAAGCGCATTTTATTGTTGGGCAGCTTATTTTCAAAAAGAGCTTGGAGATGATCAGCTAAACACTCAAGATGCCAGTTCCATTCAAACGGCACGCCCGGCTCGACAATGGAGAATGCCTTAGCCGCGAAATAATAAAACCTTTTCCGGCAGGCAGCTTGCAGGGCTTCATAGTCTGAAATCTTGGATACTGCGCTCATCGCAATACGGCCTCCGCACATTTTAGGATCGTACGCAGCGGCATACGCAGCGTGCCTTCATCGCTCTTCTTGCCATGCTTGAAGTACCAGCGCTCATTATCCATGCTCACATGCAGACCGGCAGCGACATAGGGCTGCAACGCCTCCATAGCTTCATCCTTGTCCGCAATCTTTCCCGGTGCCTGCGCCATCAGTCGGGCATCATAGGGCGAGTTAACCACAGACACAGGCGCGGGCTTATTGACGGCGGATTTCTTCAGGTCAATCTCCTGAATCAGGTGCGCCTTATCAAGCTGGAACACATCCGCTATGCCCATTGATTGAGCTATGCCGCGCAGTTCTGTGATTGATTTACTTTGGAGCATTCAGTTCATTCCAATGTTTCCACAAAGCGCGAGTAGCTGCTGTGGGTGATATTTTTTCAATCGCAGCGTCAGGATAAAGCAGCCTTCTCTTGGCCAGCAGAATGTCAGGATCGGGGAGATAATAACCCGGAATCATCGAGCGTATTACGTCACCAAGAAAGCGCTTGTATTGCAGGGATTCAGGAAAATAATACCAATCCCCATCATCATCGTGACATACAAATTCTTTTTCCATTTAGCCCGCCAGCACTGTGTTGGTGTAACCGTTCTTGCCACTCACTGGAAGCTGGTCGAAGTGCTGGTTAAGCCCCATCGGCACCAGACGGCCACGGCTGATTGTATTGGCCTTCATGACGATCACACGCAGCGGAATGTCGAGATTGCCGCATTCTTCCGCGCCTTTGCAACGGAAATGCCAGGTATTGTCCTGAGTGTTGTAGCTGCTTTCAAACTGCGGCGCACGTTCCTTGATCTTGGCAATCGCTGCTTCCACATCCTCCGGTGTGTTGTGGTCTACAGGTGCTTGCGGCTTCTGGGCTTCATGCTGCATCTGCGGCTTCGTCTGCGGCGTGACGGAATTCTCAATGATATGCTTGATGATCGTTTCTTCCTTGGCACGCGGATGAATCTTGATGCCCTGCGTCCCTGCAAGCTTCAGAAGCTGCTCGCGGGTCATTTTATTGAGGTTGCTGTAGTCCATTATGCAGCCTCCTTCGCGGGTTCCTCGACCTTATCAATCCCCTGAGAGATACGATCTTGCTTGATATGCTCCAGCGTGCCAATCAGCGCATCAATGCTGGCCTGTCCCGGCTCTGCATTACGCACAAGCTCGAACAGGTATTTTGCGGTGGATTCGAGGTCTTCACGTGCCACGTAGGCGTATAGCAGCAGATCATCTGCGGCCTTGATAAGCTTGTTGTACGAGCCATCAAGAACCATTGCGCCAGACTTATGTGCTTCAATCGCGCGGTCTACTGCCCAACCGCGGAGTTGCGATTTGTAATTCATGGTTATTTCCCTTTCTTCACCGGTTTAGATTTTCCTGCCTTGGACATAGCGATTGCTACGGCCTGTTTCTGTGGTTTACCAGCAGACATCTCCGTTTTGATGTTCTTGCTGATGATCTTCTGTCCCGAACCCTTCTTAAGCGGCATAAATTATCCTTTCTGTTTAACATATTGCGCCAGTATCTCGGCATCTGTCTTCGTTACGTCCTTAGTCTCGATAGCCCCGCCGTCTCGTCCTGTGTGCTCAGTCCTTCCAAGCTTCGGATGGATGTATTCCGCCAGTTTTGCCACAAGGTCTAAAGCCTTTGCGGGATCAGTATTTGCGACTGCCTTTAGCCAATTTGTCATCTCAGGGGCTGCGCACTTGAGCAAGTTATTCAATGCCTCCTTAAACTCGGTAGTCGTCTTACTGATCGTCCCTTTAGGCTTCCCTCTCGGATTGCCGCTTTTTCCTTTTTCAAATTTCATCCTGATAATCTCCTGCTATTTTCAGGAATACAATAATTATATCATATTCCAGTGGGTTAGGCAACTTTTTGTCAACACTTGCGCAGTCAGATGTATGAAAGAAGAGGAGTTTGCATCCCTGCGCTGCCGGGGTTATGACGCCACTCACCGGCTTGGCTATTCCTCCCTGTTCCATCCGTGAAAAATCTTATCCAGCACCCACGCTATTAGCCATCCTGCGACATAGACCACCACGGCTAGGGCGATAAATATCCATACGTGCGCGGTGGTGTTCATGCTGCGACTCCCAACGCACCTGCAATGGATTTACCGTAAACTTTGTCCATGATCGGATGCTGAGTATCGCGCTTATTGGCTGCCATGGACTTCCAGAGCGCGATCTTTGCAGTGGGGATAGCAACGTCAATGCCGCCATATCCGACAATGCGTCGGCAATCATCTAAGAAACGCTTACGCCATGCATACAGAGCGTCTTTCTCAAGGTCGTCAGGCTGAATCCTTGCCCAATCAACACTGCGTATGAAACCATGCATAGCTTGCGCTTGCGCATAAGCCACTTCCCGAACATATTTTATTAACTCCCAATCCCAACCCTCAGCTTCAGCTTCGCGCATCGTCTGACTAGTTTTCTGGTAGTTGATGCAATATTCCACCTGATCAGCGATGATTTTTCTGTTTCTTATCTCCCAAGGGAATTCCTGTTTTGTGGCAATAGAACTTGATATGGGCCTTTCTTCAGCGCACTTCTTGCGGGCCTGCTGGATGTCAGCAATGGAGGGGAAGCGCTGGTATGGGTAATTGTCGCGCAGATACAAAAAAACCAGCTTCAGTTCCGAATCCACATAGGACTTCAGTGCATCGTGGTAAAATGACTTCTTGACCGCTGGCAAAGTGCCGTAAAGCGCCTCAAGCGGTGTAAGCAGAAATTTGTCTGTGAATGCGTTGCGGAGCGTCTGGTTCATGAGTTTAATTCCTTCTGGAATTCGATGGCTTGTTCAAGGGTCATTGCGCTTTCTTCATCCGGTTTCGGAGGACGTAGCTCAACATCCGGCATGGGCGCATTGCGCTGTTTGATGGATTTCGCAATTTCATCGTTCAACCATGCAAGCGAGTTCATGGCCTTGTCGGGGTTCTTGCGCTTCCAACGCTCGGCAACAGGCTTCACGTCAAGCTCGAAGTCCGCACCCCAGCCTAGCCAGGCGGTCACAGGAGCCATCAGTAACGGCGTTGTCGAATTCAGGAAGCTTTCAAGCCACTCAAAAATTTCACGCGCGCTCGCGCTACAAACATCAGAGGTTTTATTATTCCTTTCATTACTCCCTTTATTTCCTTTTATTATGTTTGTACCCGCTTGCGTACCCGGTAGTGTACCTGACAGTGTACCCGGTAGTGTACCTGACTTTATTAACGCAAGCTGATATTCATCGTAATTACATATGATTATGACGAGAAACCCCGTACCTGTTTTTCTTGAAATCATCTTTTCCGATTCCAATAAATCCAGAAAACGGCGTACCCGCTCATTACCCCATTTCCAGCACTCTTTTAGCTTTCTGTAAGAGGTCGGAACCTCACCCCTCCCGACAGTAATCATCTCGGAATTATAGCGTATCTTATGGGGTTCATAGCTGGCTTGGCAGAGCAGCCATATCCATGCTTCACGCTCGGTAAAAGGCTCATCCGAGAATACCGGATGGCCAAACACGCGGCGATGAAGCAGGATAAAGCCACCACTCATAGAGGAATGACCTCCCTGATTTTCAGGATAGCAGGTTCAATTGACGAGAAATCTTTCAGCAGGATTACTGGAATTCCATATTGAGAATATTTTTCCAGTTGCTTTACTGCTCGTGGCCTTTGGGGATTGGGCTTATAATTCTTGGCTTCAATAATGAAGACAATCTCATCGTTATGAACAATAACAGCATCGAAACGGCAGTTATCAACCCTATATTCAAGATGGCATTTAATACCCGCATTCATGCATTGCCGATAGAATTCAGCCTGAACATTGGCAGAGCTTATGCGTCGCGGTGCAAATTTCACAAAATATCCCTCTCCAGCACCACGGTTGCCTGCTTGTTATCATAGCCCGTCATCTTGCCGGGTTTGCTGTATTTGACGCGGATGATGCAGCCCTGTTTCTCTAGCGCCTTGATTTCTGCCTGCGCATCCTTCCAGCGGTCGCTGTTCGTCATGTAGGTAAGTCCGGTCTTTCCGGCTGCCGCGAGTGATTGATAGAGAGTCATCCGAGTATCTCCCGTTTATGGGCTTCGAGATCATCTGTGCTGTATGCAATGATATACAGGCCGTTATTTGCTTCGCATTGCGCTTGGAATGCTCGCTGGTGAGGAGTCTGGTCGTTCTTGCCATACTTACATTCGACCCCTAGGAACCGCCCATTGCCGCCCTTGGTCATGCCAATGATGTCCGGTGATCCCTTGAATCCGTATTTGATGTAGCGGCCTTCTTCGGTCTTATACGCCCCACTGTTATTGCGCCAGGCCATGACACCATGCATGATAAGCCAACGGATACAGGCATTGACCACTTGGTTTTCACTCATAACCGCCTCGCATTATCATTCACATAATCAAACCGCAGGCGCATGATCGCGGCTTCGTCCAGGCTATTGCGCTGTAGCAGCTCTAGTGTGTAGCTCGTGAAGGATATGGGAAGGATGTTGAGCATTACGCGGGACTCCCAAAATCCATAGCAACCTGTGTGTACGGCTTTTTCTTGTGCAGCTTGCGGATAGTGCCTACGCGGGATTTTATATAATCAATATGGATCTGCATTTCTCCATAGCCCACGGCCTTGATTTTCTCTCTATCGGCCTCGCGCACATATGCCAGATAGCCGTGGATTTTTTCATCTGCCAGCGGGGTAGGGCTGATATAATACGTCATGGGCAGCAGATTTAACGAGCCGACAAGAGGCGTTGTTCTTTGGGCTATCGCCGGAGCGCTTTTCATATTACCATTCCTCTTCTTTGTCGGTTGACCAGATAGCAAGCAATGCGTCATCGCCAGCGAAGTGCATCTCCACATCGCCCAGATAAAGTGAATTGCCCGTCATGCCGCTTGTATTGAATGGAATTCCGGCCTTATCGAGCAGGTCAGAAATAATTTGCTTGTCGGTTTTCATAGGTTTTCCTCCAAGCGCATATAATTCTGCTGGGGCTTCATTTCTTCTATATCGCGCTCCAGCTTCGCCACGCGCGCGGCCAGATTCGATATAGTGCCAAATACCCATGCTATATCCTCTGTGTCACAGCGCTTAAGGCGCTCGGCTATTTCTGCATGTTGTGCGTCAAGGACGGCGGATGTGCTATGCTGCTGCATTGGAACCTCCCTTTTTGGGCAAGAACGCCACGCACTTTCCGGTCAATTCCGCATTTACACGCTGCCATACAGAGAAATTATGCAGATTTTCCTGCTTCCGTATCTTTTCCGCCCATTCAAGGTCTTGCCGTAGGTATTCATCCTTTTCGGCCTCTGTCACATGCGACGCATACTCATCTTCATTGCGGATAGCATAAGCGTTTTGTTCGGCCCAGTGCGCCACAGACTCACAAGCAGTCTGGAGCCTATCTCCATCAACAATCTCGCCTGTATGAGTGCGGAACTGCATAAGGCTACCTCCCGATCGCAATAGCAACACCCGAAGCTACAGCCCCCGCAGCAATCGCTACTGCCGGCACATCGCTGTCATCATCCGCATCTGCCGGACATATCCACGCAACACACAGCATGAAGCAGAGAATCGGCAGTTTCAGCAGCTTTATCAGTTTCATGGTCGCCTCCGTGGTTATGTTGCATTTGAGTAAAATCACCTATATCTGCGAAAATTTTTTAGCTTAGCTTGCCGCGCCTCCCGGACTTTCTGGAAGTTTTTGCTTGACGCGCTGCAACATGGGGGGTATGAGATGCGCCGATTTCTGCCCCGATAACGATCAGGGCTATAGGATCAAGCGCAATACCATCTTCACGCGCTTTCCTGAGAAGCTTGGGCTGATGCCGAGCTGGAATATGATTCTCCCATTGAGAAACTGCGCCTTGCGAGATGCCGCAAATATCTGCGACAGCTTGCTGGCCTCCAAATATCGATATGATTTCTTTAACACTCATACCATATATTATTAGATTATCTAATAAAGAAAAGCAAGATGATTATTAGAAAAACGAATTTTACAAATATTAGAAAAGCTTATACACAAGCACCCATGAGCAATGAACACATCGCAGAAGAAATGAAGCGTCAGGGAAAAACCCAGACGCAAATGGGCGAACTATTAAGCCGTAGTCAGGGGGCTATGAGCAATATGTTTGCCGATAAAGGCGACCCACGTTACCGGCCATTAAAGATAGAAGAAGTTCCGCTTGTGTCGAGGTGGCTTGGAAAAAGTAACAATTGGGTCTTGTATGGCAAAGAAGACCCAACATTGGGCGATATAACTGAACGTATGGCAATCTTAGAGCAAACTGTTCTAAAGCAGGGGGCAGATATATCCAGATTGGAAAAGCAATTATCAATATTACAGGATGATTTTAAAAAACTTCGCAGAAAGCCCTCAGGAGCAGAAAAGACTTCTATAGAAGATGTCTAGTATGCACTAGAAATTCGCCTCTTTCTTCTAAAGTCATGGCCGCAAAAACTTCATCATCAAACCCTTTCTCTACAACCTCAGGACAAACTTCTCCTTTTGCCTTGCAGGATGGGCAAGTAAACTTTGGGCGCTCTCGTTTTTCTTTCTCTTTCTGAAAATCAAATACAAGCGAATTGCTTTCCTGTTGGATGCTGGCGGCCTTTAAAGCTGAATTAGGCATCTTCCCTCGCTTGCGTTTCACTGTGGGAAGATTGAATATGCCTATTCTATTATTAATTTCAAGCGGAATTGTTGTATAATTCTAAATATTTTTTAACGCCTAAGTTGAGTCGTGTTTCAGCGGCGTTTCTGGAAGAAGCGAATTGTTTTTTGTACAAAGTGTTTTATTCCGTGCTTTCGCAGATAACCAGCAAGATAGATCGCAGTATGCAGGCACTGTTCTGATAGTAGCGATATACGCTTATTCATCGGCGTTGCCTGCGCTTGCGTGTAAGCAACGAATTCGCGTAGCTGTTGCCAATATCTATCTTTCACCGCTGCATAGTTATTACGGAACTCTCCAACAGTAAGCTTTGCTCTGGCGATCTCTATCGGATCATTGCCCCATGCAAAACCATCCATGCCAAGGTCATCAAAGCCGAGTGGGGAGTTCAAAAGTTCATTGGGCAGGAAAACAGTGGGGCATCCGCACAGCGCCGCTTCAATTGCAAGTGCCGTATCTTCATAGGTATAAAATAACTCGCATTTACGGAACAGTTCTGCAATCTGTTGTTTCGTCTGCGAGTCCGGTCTGTGGCGTGTAATTTCTGTGCTGCCGTCCGTAATGGGAAATAGCGGCTTGCCGTGAAAATGGTGATATTTCGCTGCATAGAAACAAGAGCCGGAGCGTGGCGATCCTTCTGGTGGCGGCGTAAATAAAGCATCATCCGAGACAGGCATAAACAATACCCTATATTCCGGAATACCCATATCCTTTGCTATACGCCGAGAATAGGCATATTTTATTTCTCTTTTCTTATGAACATGCTTACCGAAGTAATCTATGTAGTTCATTACATAGCGCACAACATTGGTGGCATTCAGCGGATTCCCGTCTGTATTTTCTTGGCATATGACGATTGGTTGCCGCCCTTCTTTTTCCAGCATATCCAGAATTTCGCGCGTCAAAAGCGGTGTATTCATGTCCGGCGCCAGATAATTACTTTCATGTGAAAGCCATGAAAGCTGTGGATAGATCGTTATATATGCTTCTTCACCAATTTCATTGAGATCATGACATAGCTTGTGCATGACATGCACGCCCGCTGATTGGGCTGTATAATGCGGCGCGACGATTAAATAGGGCTTGCTTGACATAAATTTCCGGTAGCAAATTTATTATTGCTTATCAATTTTCAGTAAATATTAGCAAGAATAAAAACCCTAAACCCGGAAATTTCTTTGAGAATATAAAAATATTAGATATTCTAATAAATACTATTGACAATGAATATTAGATATTCTAATAATAATCCATAGCCCACAAACAACAGGAGGCGCTTATGGCAAGCTTACAACAACTGATAGATGCACATACTCCGCAGCCGCTGAAAAGCCAGTGGTTTGCACATTACTGCAATGTGTACCGCGATCAGGCCGGGGAAACGCATTACAGCACGGAAGAGTTCAGCGTAGAGCAGGATGGCATCTATTCTTTTGATGATGCTCTGCATGATGCTTTCCTGCGCTGCGTGCTGGCTAAAGAGCCGTGGGAGTATGTCAGCACCATGACGGATAGTGCATCCTGCACTCAGCGTATGGCAAGCCACCTCGGAGCGCTTAAGAATGCAGCCAGCATCTTGAAGCAGGCTGGCGAGAATCCAGAGCATTACAGCATCCACGATATTGAGCAGGTTGCCCGCGATATTCTTGCTGGTAAAGGGAGAGCATAACATGCAGGTAATCGCAAAGAAGCCCCGCGCCACGCAATACGATGTTCATGTTGGTGCATTGCTGAGAGCGCAGCGCATACAGCTTGGAATGTCGCAGGAATCGGTTGCTGAAAAGCTGGATGTGACGTTTCAGCAAATCCAGAAATACGAGAAAGGCTTGAACCGCGTATCCGTGGCAACGCTTTCCAAGTTTGCTGGAATATATGGGGATCATCTCTGGGATATGGTGCGCAGATTGGAAGAAGCGCCCAAGGACACAAAGAATCAGGGGCGTATCCGCGTCATGATGAGTTCTTTCTATCAGCTCCCGCTGCGCCAACAGAACAGCGTCATGGAATTGGTGCGTAGCTTGAGCGGGGAGGCGGCATGATGAAGGTAGAACATTTTAACGTCGCCATTGCGCGGCAGAACCATGAAGCAGCCACTGTTAAGTGGGCCGACTTTCTGGAGGGCATCAGGAACATGCGGAGCCCCAAGTACAGGATGTGGGTTAGGAACGATATGCAAGTAGAGGCGGTGGAGGAAATATGAGTGCGGCAACCAAATTATACCTGACCACGTTTGCGTGCAGTGCGCTGCTTACGATCTTTGCTTGCAGCATCATGAATGCCCACACGGCAGGCATGGCAGAGCAACGCCGGATTGATAAGGCGGTGGCCGCACAGAAAGACGATGCTGAGGCGGACTATGTATGGGCATTGGGAACGGCAAACATTCGCCATAGCCAGAGGATCATAGCACAGGAGGGCCGGTAGATGCGTAACGTTAACGAATGCCTGATAGATTGGGATTGCAGCCCGAACGGTCAGGTGCAGATGGTGGAGGAGATATGAGGGGTTATTTCGGAATAGGCATCGAGAATTGCAAGACGCCTGCCAACATAGGAACGCTCTGGCGTACTGCCCATAACATAGGTGCAGCTTTCATCTTTGTTATCGGGAAGCGCTATAAGCACCAGGCTTCCGATACCACTAAGGCATCTCGGCATTTGCCGCTTTACCACTATGAGGACTTTAACGAGTTCTACAAGAACATTCCTCATAACTGCCAGTTGGTAGGCGTTGAATACCCTGATGATAGAGCTGTTGCCCTGCCTTCGTTTCCGCACCCAGAAAGAGCCGTTTATCTGTTGGGAGCGGAAGATCACGGCCTGAGCAAGATGGCAAAAGATGCTTGTCATAAGATGGTTTTCATACCCGGTAGCAAGCTCGGAACTAGCCTTAATGTATCGGTGGCGGGAAGCATCATTATGTACGATCGCAATTCACGCCAGAAGGAGAAAGCAGCATGAACATTCTCGGCATCCATATACCTAAGCTGGTTGTGGTGAGCGTTCTCTCAGCGGCAGTGCTGATCGGCCTGATAACGCTAATCGTGAAGGAGGTATTCTAACATGGAAATGCACGGCAATACCCCGCCAGCGTGGGATGGTGAAATGTGTTGGGGCTGCCTGCTGATGATGCTTGCTGCAATCGTGGCAATCGGCGGCTCGGCGGAAGTGCTTAGCAGGATTATCTGGGGAGTGTGGATATGAATAACCTAGCAGTAAAAAACGATCTGGACGGTTATATCCTTAAGCACATCAGCAACGAGGAATACCACGCCAGCACGGCAATATCAAAAAGCGGCCTTGACCTGATCGCTAAATCTCCGGCGCATTACCATGCTGAGAAGATCAATGAAGACCCGGAATTGAAGCGCGAGCGCACGAAGTCGCTGGACATCGGAACGGCCTTTCACTTGCTGGCGCTGGAGCCGGAAAGCTTTGATGCGAATATCGCGGTGGATGCTGACAAGTACCCGACAAAGAAGGAATGCGGGCGCACCATTGAAGAGCAGCGGGCAGAGTTTGCAGCCGCTAATGCTGGCAAGGTCATCATCCGCGAGAGCGATCTGGATTCCAAACTGCGCAAGATGGCTGATTCTATCCGTAACCATCCGGCAGCGCGTTACCTGTTGCAAGGCAAAGGCATGGTGGAAGCTTCTATCTTCTGCAAGGACACGATTCATGGTGTTAATTGCCGTGTGCGCCCGGACTGGCTGCGTGAGGATGGGTTGATTATCGACCTGAAGACGACAAAGGACGCTTCTGCATCCGGCTTCGATAAGGCGATATGGAACTATCGCTACCACGTACAGGCCGCCTTCTACATGGATATGTACGAGGTGGTGACGGGCAAGCGCTCGCCAGGGTTTGTGCTTATTCCGGTAGAGAATACCGCTCCATTCCTTGCTGGCGAGCCAGTGTTGATCGAAGAAGGCGATGACTGGCTGAATATCGGGCGGCGTGCGTATCTGGAGAATATCGAGACGTACGCACGTTGTCTGGAAACTGGAAAATGGCCGGGATATGGCGAGAAAGTAAGAAAGTCTATGCCCATGCCGTGGATGAATAATTTAACAACAATTTAAGGAGATTAAAATGACGATCACAAACTATTCAACTGCCGTATTTTTTATTGATGAGCGTGTCCGCGCCATTAAGGCGATTTATGAGAAAGATACCGAACGCACCCAAGCACCCCGCGAGATATTCAAGACGTTGGATCAAAACCTTAAGAAAGGCGATTACATCATCGTCCCGACTGATAGCCGCCATAATATGAGCGTTCTGGAGGTGGTTGAGGTCGATGTGCGCCTTGATCTTCTGTCCACCGCCAATGTCAAGTGGGTTATCGGCAAGATCAATCTGGATGATTACAAAAAGATCACCGCTTGGGAAGATGGCGCTATAGCAAAAATGCAGAATGCGGAAGCAGCCAAGAAGCGCAAGGAACTTGCCGCTACCATGGGAGAATATTTTGAAGGTATTGAGCCTTTGAAATTGGAAGATAACGTGCAACAGAAAGGAGAATAACTGAAGGCATAGCTGTGACCCTCTGCCTTAAACCCTAGGGGAGCAGCCGGTTAACTTCGCCTTCGCTCAGTTAACCGTTCTACAAAGAAAAAATCGCGGGTTAGTAGGAGTCTGGAACAAAGGGTATTTAAATAAGGCGAAGTTCTGGACTCCGAAGACCTGAGGAATATGGAAATATGGCAACTTGTCCCAAATGCGGAAGAACAAATATTAAAAAGCAAAAACACACAGGCATGAAGAAATGCAAAAAATGCGGTTTTCTGCCTGATAGCAAACAAGGAAGTAAGGAATAACAATATGAACGAATTAACCGTAGCAACCCAATCACAGCACGTATTTGCCAATGCTCAGTCGTTTGAGACTGCGCAGCGCATTGCCGGGGCTTTATCAAAGGCCAGCCTTGTTCCGAAGGAGTATCAGAACAATCTGCCGAATTCCCTTATCGCGCTGGAAATCGCGCAGCGTACCGGGGCAAGCCCGTTACTTGTCATGCAGAATTTATACATCGTGCACGGCAAGCCGAGCTGGTCTAGCCAGTTCATTATCTCGGCTATCAATTCCTGCGGACGCTTCAAGCCACTCCGTTTTGATCTGTCCGGCAAGATGAATGATGATGACCGCACCTGTGTCGCATGGACAGTCGAACGCGGCGTAGACCTGCCGCCTGACGTTGGCACGCTGGAGCAGGCGAAAGCTCGCAATCTGCCTGTGCTGGAAAGCCCTCCTGTGTCTATCAAGATTGCCAAGGCCGAGGGCTGGTACAGCAAGAACGGCAGTAAGTGGCAGACCATGCCGGAACTGATGCTGCGCTACCGCGCCGCGACATTCTTCGGTCGCCTATATGCTCCTGAGATTCTGATGGGTATGCGCACGGAAGACGAATCCCAGGACATGATCGACGTGACCCCGGAAAGCACTATCCTGAACAACCTGAATGATGCCATTAAGGCGGAATCGCAGCAGGTGACGGACGTTGCCGAGGCTCCGGCGCAGGAGGAAGCGCAGCAGCAGGCAGAGATGAAGACCGTGGAACTTACGCTGATCGGCTGGCAGAAAGAGCTTAATAATGCTGCATCGCTGGATGATCTGGCAGAGAAGCACAGGCAGGCAGTCGCACAGTTTGACGGCGATTCTATAGCGCAGAATGCTCTGAATTCGTGCAAGACGAAACGTGAGGCAGCCTTGAAGAAAGAAGCGGCATAACCCTACCGGGTGTTGAGCGCACGAACGAGAAACAGGATTAACGATTTATGGTCTTCCCGAATTTTAACCCGGTTAAGCAACAACACCGGGAAGGCCGCCCAAGATTACGTGAGAACGTAAGACGTGCCTACAATTTTAACAGAGAAGGATTTTTATGACTGAAGTTATTTCTAACGAACGCCTTGACGAATTGCTTGCCGCTTCCCCGGCAGAGCGCGTGACCAAAGAATATATGGAAAGCCGCATCGTATGCACTTCTTTCCATGCAATCGAAAACCAGCATAGCCCGGTTAAAGTCGCTCCCACTGCCACAATCTGCAATATCCTGTTGGACAATGGCTATTCTGTGCGTGGCGAGTCTGCCTGTGTGAATCCTGAAAACTACAATCAGGAAATCGGCGAGAAGATTGCATACGACAATGCTTTCCGCCAGTTGTGGCCGCTTTTTGGCTTTCTGCTTGCAGAAAAGAATAAGCTGAAGAACCCGCCGCAGACCATCGTAGTTCCGGGCGAACAGGCAGCATAACAAACACCGGACTGACTCTTGTGTCGGAATGGTTGCCGGGAGGGTGGAAGCGCTCTCCCGGCTCAGAAAGAGGGAAGTATGGAAGTAAAATTTGAAGACTATCTCAGCGAAGATGAACGCAAAGAAATCGTAGCTGATGTGTTCAGGAACATGTGCATAAATTCCTTTAAAAAAGATGCAGAGCGCATATTTAGCAATGCGGCCTATAATGCGGTATTCAATATTGTAAATGATACTTTTGATGGCAAAGCCGCGCAGATGGTAGCAGAACGCACACAGAAAATTATAAGGGAACTATCTCCTTATACCGTTTTCAAGCGCAAGGACTATTGGGAAAAAGAAGATAGCCACGGATACCAAGTGCTTAATGAGGCAATATCTAACAATAAAGAGCTTCTTAACAATAAGATAGCGGAAATTATTGATGAGATTGATAAAGGCGATTTGCGGCAGACGATCATAGAGCAGGCACAAGAAGTAATAAGTGTAAAACTTTTTGGTAAAGCAGCATGACACATCCCACGTTATCCCGTGCCCTTGATGAGTTACTGCGCGCGCCGGACATTGGAGCGCTGGGGGCGGCGTTTGGCCACTGGGCGGCGATATTCGCACAGGCAACGCCGGACGTGTATCAGAAGCTGGTAGCGGCACGGGATGAGCGGGACAGGGAACTTAAGGAAGGAGCGGGGGCGTAATGTTAGATTTACCAGTGCCAGAATTATTAAAGCTACCGGTGCTGAAAACGCAGCAGGCGGCAAAGGTGATGAATATGTCACCCGCGCATTTCTGCAATCTGGTGAGCCGTGGCAACATAGCCATTAAGCCGCTCCCTTACAGCCACCGGATAAAATACTGGTCTACCAGTGACTTGAAGAAAATTATTGACGGTAACAACGCGCCTTCGGAAATTGAAAGCGAAACCGCTGAACTTCTGAGGGCATTCAATGGGCAGAATTGAAGTGCGATACTTTGTAAAAAAGAGCTATTTCAATAAGAAGCTTGGCAAGGTTGTCACCTATTATTACTGGCAGCCGAAGCGCCAATACTTCATTATGGGAAAGTGGCATAAATGCCCGCTAAAGCCTCAGCAGCTGAATAACGACCCGATTAAGGCGCATTCAGAAGCCGAAGGGCTGAATAACCAGCTTGACCTGTGGCGCAGTGGTATAAAGCCGGAAATCGCCCCCAAGGAAGGCTCGTTTGACTGGCTGCTATGCGAGTACAAGAAAAGTGATTTATATCGCTCGCTGGGGGATAGGACCGCCAAGGAATACGGTTATATCATTGAGGCCATACGTCTGAAGCTGCGTGTGTTGAAGGTGCAGCATACAAAAGCGACCGCCTGGACACCGCAGATTGCTTACAGGCTATATGAATCCTTCCTTGATACGCCGCGCAAGGCCCAGCTTGTTGTTGCTATATCCCGCATTGTCTTTAACTATGCTTTGAAGAAGATAGAAGGCATAAAGATTAATCCGTTCGATAAGCTTGGGATAAAGAAGAATAAGCCCCGGCAGCAGATATGGCTGGACCTTGATGGAGATGACCTATTCGTCCACGTGGACCTGATGAAAAAGACGGCGCTTGAAATGGGACTGCCGTCTATCGCGCTGGCTATTGATCTGGGGCTATGGACAACGCAGCGCGAAAACGACCTGCTGGCGCTGCCGTGGAATAAGTATGACGGCAAGGTCATTAAGCTCCGGCAGAAGAAAACAGGCGTTTGGGTGGAAATACCAGTGATGCCCCAGTTAAGGCAAGGTCTGGACCGGGCACACCGCAATAACGCCCTGATGCTGATAAGCGAGCGGACTGGGAAGTCATACAGCAAGGACCACTTCGGAGATATATTCCGCGAAGTGCGTATTAAGGCTGGCCTATCCGACAACTTCCAGTTCAGGGACTTCCGGCGCACGTCTATAGTCCTGATGGCTATGGCCGGATGCACCGTGCCGGAGATCACCGCCATCAGCGGCCATACGAATGCCGAGGTGACGGATATTCTGGAAACATATATGCCACGCAATTCACATATGGCACGTAATGCTGTCGATAAGATGCAGAATGTTTACGTAATGCAGTTGGAAAAAGCGCCTGTCGCCGGACAAAATGGAGTTGGAAAATAATTATGAAAAATTACGCTGAACACCGCAGAAACCCGAATGGGGCGAATGAGGGGACTCGAACCCCCGACATCCAGAATCACAATCTGACGACTGCTTATATTTATCAGCGTCATTTCAGACTTTCACCCTCAAAACAGCAAACGCATTTACAGGCAGTATATGGCAGCAGTTGGAAAAGTTCCAGCGGGGTTTTGTGCGCATGGTGATTAAGAATCAGTAACAGTTTAACGGTACATTGTAGAAAGGAACAATATGCCTACAGGATATACAGCGTGCATTGAGGGTGGGGCGACATTCGAGCAATTCGTATGGCAATGCGCCCGCGGTATGGGTGCGTTAATTATGATGAGGGACGATCCATGGGATAAGCCCGTGCCGGATTCTTTTGAACCCGCCTCCTATTATAAGGATAGGATCACGGAAGCTGAGAATGAAATCAACTATCTTAATGGGCTTCCTGATGAAGCTATTACAGAGCGTCAGGTAGCAGATAATGCCCGAATCCGTGAGGATAACAACCGCCGCAGGGTAAAGCATGAAGAAACAAATCTCCGCTACAAGACTATAAAAGAGAAGGTTCTTGCGTGGAATCCTCCTTCCATCGATCATCAGGGGCTTAAAGATTTCATGCTAGAGCAGATCGCAGTAAGCACGCGCTGGGATAGCCTCTATCAAGAAAAGGAAAATCCTATTGTCAGCCCTGAAGAATGGCGGAAGACAAAGCTTGCCGAAGCACAAAAGTATCTGGCTAGGGCAAAAGATGATTGGAACAAAGAACAGGAACGCACCGCAGGCCGGAATTTGTGGATCAAGCAGTTGCGTGATTCCATTCCGCAGCCGGAAGTCTTCAAGAAAATCACGACGATCTAACACTACAGGAGGGTAACTAGATGAAAAAGATTATTAGAACCATAATTTTGCTTCCGACATATCCACTCATATTCTTGGCGTGGTTGCTCGAAAGAGAAGAATACGATGAGCGCAATGTGTGGAGTTGCGGCGGTCGCGCAGCGCTTATGATGGATTGGCGTAATCAGTAGTAACAGATGAGGCGTGTATGACAAAAGGAAAACTAAGACCTCCGGGATGGACAGCAAGAGAAGCATTGGCATGTGCTTATTGTTGGGCTGCTTTCGCTTGTCCACAAGATAGGGAAGATACACCCGAAGGGTATTGGCTATCAATTAGTGAACAGGCCAGGAATTGGTATAGAGATGGGGTAGATAAGCTTTTCCTGTTGTCAGTTATCCAAAGAGAGGCTGTTGCTGTTCCCCCTGTTCATTCTTTAGGAACGCCAAAGATCAAAGAGCTTGCAACTGCATTAAATATGAAAGCAGAGCACCGCGTTAGAAAAATCCTAACAGCCGTTCTTATGACTTTCAAAACAGCAACATTGTAAATGTACGGTCTTATTATGGAAAAAAGAACATTTGAGGCAGGACAAGCAATAGAATTTCCTTATCCGTTTATTCGGGTAGAGGTCGATCTATTTGACGGTGAAGGAATGTCCAAGCAACCATCATGGCAACCAGGCATCCGCTATGTGCAACATGGATATGATGATGCTTTGGCGGTGGCTGATGGTATTGGTAAGCAGTGTATAAATATTATCAGCATTCACAAGCCCGGCCAGTATCCAGAGAGAGTGTTCTATACCCGTCGCTGGTATACGCCAGATGGAAAAATATTCGGAAAACGTCAATTGAGAATAAAGGCAACGCCAGCATTTAGAAGGTTAGTTTCTGGGTATGAATATCCATACGAATTAGCAACTGAAGAAAGTGATCGGTAACATGTACACGATGAACATAAATGAGCAGGAACTGATAATGCTGCGCGAAGTATGCGACCAGCATGAAGATGTGCTGGATAACTTTATGAAACCACTCACCCGTGGTCAGCAACACCAGTTACGTGTTCTCAGGGTGTTTATCGGGAAACTCAAAAATTTATCTTCGAGGGATAGCGATAACGTATGATAGCCGCTCTTTATGTACAAACCAATGGATGCTATTTCGGCCTGCCGGGCGTTGAGCCTTGGGATGTGAAACGGGATGCTCGTAATTATCCTGGGCCGCACCCTGTGGTAGCTCATCCTCCCTGCCAACGTTGGGGCAAGATGTGGTTCGGCCAGCCACTCGCCATTTCCAAAGGCGCACCCAAGCAAAAGCTAGGGGATGATGGCGGCTGTTTCGAGTCAGCATTGCAAGCAGTAAGGCGGTGCGGCGGCGTTATTGAACATCCACGGGGCAGCCACGCATGGAAGCACTTTAACCTGCCGATCCCAGATGATGCCGGAGGGTGGACCGAGCCAGATGAGCATGGCGGACGGTCCTGCTGTGTGGAGCAGGGAAAATACGGCCATTATGCCCGCAAACAGACCTGGCTGTATGCCGTGCGGATTGATTTCCCGGAACTGGCTTGGGGACTTACGGAAGCAAAGCTTGATCCAGCAGTTGTGGAACGCATGGGCTTAAAACGCGCAAAGAGATTGGGCGAGGTCGGGGCGAAGGGCGGCGGCAGGGATAGTACGCCACGCATTGCAACGCCGGTTTCGTTCAGAGATTTGCTTCTGGCGATGGCCGGGAGCGTTAACCAGTCAAAGGGT